TGATCTTGCCAAGAAGATATGCCGGTCAATGTCTGCCCATGACAGAAGCACTTTGTTCTGGGTTACCAGTTATAATGACTGATGTATCGCCCAATAATACAATCTTACCTGCTTATTGGCTTGTTAATGCGAATCAAGCTGGTAGATTTATGACAAGAACTTGGATAGACTTATACACTGTTAATCATGCAGAGCTTGCGGTAAGAATAGATCAATTTGCAACAAAAGACTTGCATGGTGATAAGCTTAAGGCATATAATATAGGATATAACGAATACTCAAACGAGGTTCTTAAGAAAAAGTGGGAACAGTTGCTTAGTGAAGTTAACGGAAAACCAAAAGATAGTGATGCGAGCGATTTTAACTAAAACCCCAACAGCTGATGTTGTGATGTGCTGGGATGAGAAGCATGATCGTCATTTAGCATTAGATGAGATTGTCGAAATTCTTAAGAAATTAAAAATAACAATACGAAAAGAAGATGTCAAATACCTGCGACGTATTGCAGACATGGGGAAATGATGAAAATACTTGCCGTGGGAGATATACACACCAAACTTTGGATTATAGATGAAGTAGAAAAGCTCATAGATGACTATGATGCTGTTATATTTGTAGGTGATTACGCTGATGATTTTGGTAAAGAAGCAACCGATAGTCTTGCTGCATGGAAGAAACTTTGGGACTTGCAATATAGACATGGACCAGATAAGGTTAAGTTAGTCTTAGGTAACCATGATTACATCTATGTAAATAAAACTCCTACTCTTCAGACTGGGTATGATCCTGTTACACATTTGGCTATTAACTCACCAGCTAATAAGTATCTCAAAGATTGGCTTCTCTCCTTGTCTATAGTATTAGATGTAGATGGGGTTACATACTCTCATGCTGGTGTTGCTAAAGGTTGGAATGGGGAATTTGATGTTCAGAATCTGTGGCATGACAACTCTCCGCTGTGGGTGCGTCCAGATTGGGGAAGTTATGCAGAAATTCCTCAAGTGTTTGGGCATACACCAAGTGCTACATGTTGGGAAGTTCATAAGAACATTTGGTGTGTTGACACTTTTTCTACTTATTCTGATGGAACACCAATAGGTGATCAGACTTTGTTAGAAGTTTTGGATGGAAAGACTTTCAAGAAAATAAAAATACATGAAAATAATAACAATTCTCCCCGTCAGTCGAATTGAGTATTTCGACCGTGTTATAGAGTCACTTTTAAATCAGTCGTATAAGCCTCATACAAGCCTTCTGGTCGTTGTTGATGGCCCAACCGAACTATTTGTACGTGTACATAACAAACTCGCTTCTATACCCCTTAATTCTGTATTATGTGTACAGTCGAATAATCCAGGCTATGTGCCAACTGCAACAATTCCCCAACGTAGAGAACGGATTACCAGTATACACAATCAGATTAGAGGCTTGCTCCCTGAAGATGTGGACTATGTGTTCTCTATAGAAGATGATGGTATCTTGCCTGTCAATGCTTTATCTTGGTTGGTTAATGATATACAGAATTATAAATCTGCTGGTCTAGTTACCGGAGTTGAGTTAGGACGTTGGGGTGTTCCATATGTTGGTGCATGGAAGGTTGATGACATCATGGATGCTAGAAAGATAATCTCTGTGGAGAGCAGAATTGGTTCTACAATCGTAGAAGAAATTGACGCATGTGGTCTTTATTGTACGCTTATACGAGCTGATTTATATAAGCAGCACACATTCTCATCTAATAACGGTCTTGGCCCAGATATAAATCTTGCCCTAGAACTTAGACAATTAGGGTTTAAGAACTATATAGATTGGTTTATCCCTGTCACTCATCTAACATCTAAAAATGGTGTTCAAATTGAAATCCCTGCTACAAATGAAGCACGAATAGTTACTCTGACATCACTGAGGAACTCCAAATACTGGCACGCCGCATATTTAACTCGATAAAATACTTGCAATCATAAACATTTTGCCATACAATAAGAGTATGAACATATTAGATGAAGCAAACAAACTAACAAATGAAGATCGTCAGAATACTTATGGTCATCCAGCAGATGATTTTGCAAAGGTTGTAGAAATGGTTGCACCGATCGTGGATTCTAACATTGATCCACGCTTGAAACATGCACTCTATATGATACAGGTAAAGATTGCAAGACTACTTAATACACCAGAGCATATAGATAGTATTGTAGATATTGCTGGTTATGCAAATACATATAACATGGTATTAGAAAAAATACAACAGAAAGTAAGTCCGAATGAAACTTTGCCTAAAGTGTAATCGTACATTAGATGTCTTGCAGTTTGGAAACCGCAAGAAGAATCTTGACGGATTGCAGAACTGGTGCAAAGAGTGCTTCAATGAAGCTAACCGTCAATATTATGCAAATAATACCTCGGCTGCCCTCATTAAAAGCCGCGAACAATGGTATGTAAGAAAATATGGTATTACCCTAGCGCAGAAACAAATAATGTTGCAATTACAAAACTATTTGTGTATGATATGTGAAAGGGTTATGGAATTAAACAACAAATGTCATGTAGACCACGACCATGAGACTGGAAAAGTGCGAGGACTGTTATGCAACAAATGCAACACTGGTCTTTACTACATTGAAAACTCAAACTATTTAGAAAAAGCAAAAGGATACTTAAGAAAATATGAAGCTATTAGAACCTGAAAATAAAGACTACGCCGCAGTTGTTGTACGCTTGCCGGAACCTGTGGATTTGCTAGGCTTAGATAATCTAGTCGGTCTTCAAGTTCTGGGAAGCCAAGCACTTGTATCAAAAGATTCTGAATATGGTGAACTAGCATTGGTATTCACCGCTGGAACCCAGCTATCAGAAGAGTTTGCTTATAAGAACAACCTCTACAGACATAATGACAAGAACGAAAACCAAGCAGAAGCTGGATATCTTGAAGATAATCGTCATGTTCGCGCACTAAAACTGCGTGGTCATACAAGTAGTGCCCTTATCCTTAGACTTGAATCCCTTTCTTACATTAAGAAGTTGGATATTTCACAGTTCAATGATGGTGACACCTTTGATCGTATTGGTGACCATGAAATTTGTAGGAAGTATATTAATAAGAAAACCTACAAGGAACGTCAGTTAGAGAAGAATAAGAAGGTCTTTACTCGTGTAGATGAGAAGTTTCTTCCACTACACTATGATACTGACTCTTACTTTAAGAATGCGCATATTATTCCAGAAAATGCGGATGTAACCGTTACACAGAAGTTGCATGGAACCTCTGTGCGTATTGCTAACACTATCGTACAACGTAAATTGAAATTTGCAGATAAGATTGCTAAAAAGATTGGTGCTAATGTTGCTGTGACTGAATACGATATGGTCTATGGCTCACGCCGAGTTGTTAAAGATAAAAATAATCCAACACATGTTCACTTCTATGACACAGATATTTGGTCTACAGAAGGTGAGAAACTAACTGGTCTTGTTCCACAAGGTTACTTGGTTTATGGAGAGTTGATTGGTTGGACACCAGAAGGTGCTGCACTACAGAGTAAGTATACTTATGATGTTCCTCACACAGAGGCCCATCTCTATGTTTACCGTGTAGCCACAATCAATCCTGAAGGTGTTGTTACAGACTTAACTTATGACCAGATTGTAGAGTTCTGTCGTGATCGTGGATTGAAAGTTGTTCCTCTCCTTTGGCGTGGTAAATACAAAGATTTCAAGCCTGAAGATTGGGTTGATTTTCCTGGACATGATACTCTACATAATTACAAAGAAGATGGATTCCCACAGGCTGTTCCTTTAAGCAAGGATTCTCCTTGTGATGAAGGTGTAGTTATTCGTGCTGAGGGTCTTGCTCCTTATACACTGAAGGCTAAAAGTAGTACATTTGTCGCCCATGATAATAAAGTCATGGAAGAAGGTACACTTGATATGGAAGAAGAAGGAAAAGTGGAGTGAGTCGGTGGAAAGACGCCATTCGCTATAACATAGGTAGAGTTGAAATTATAGTTGTTAAAGCATACACAGATGAACCTGTAAGGTTCTATGCTGAAGTATATGTAGACAATGGCTATCGTTTATCATTCGGTAGCAAGCTCCCGTTTGGATGGCTTGTTGCCCTATCAGGATTTTGGAAAGTTAGATAGGCTTGTGTTTAATAAAAAACCAGGCATAATTAAAAGAGAAATATGACAAGAAATAATAAACAAAAGGTCTTGATCTTGCGGGGGCTTCCAGCTTCTGGTAAGACTACATATGCCAGGAGTCTTGAAGAAAAAGGCTGGGTTCGTGTAGAAAAAGATGATATTCGCAAGGATTCAAGACTATTCAAAGATGGTGTATATATACACAAACGTGGCGATGAAGGTATTGTGATAAAAGAACGCAATCGTTTGATTCGTCAAGCACTTAATAGAGGAAAGAATGTTGTATCTTCAGATACGAACCTATTGCCTCAACATGTGGCAAGTATCTCAAGCATAGCAAGAGAGTTTGGCGCTATTGTAGAGACTAAAGACTTTCTTGATATACCCTTAGCTGAGTTAATAGAACGAGATAAGAACAGGGAAAAGCCAGTTGGTGAAGCAGTAATTCGTAAGATGTTTCATGATAACTATATCACACTACCGACTTTTCACAAGTGGAAGGATGGACTCCCTTTTGTAGTCTGGGTTGATATTGATGGTACTTTGACAACTAAGGAAAGTTTTAAGAAGCGAAGTCCGTATGACTATACAAAAGTAGGTGGTGATGTACCTAATCTCTTTACAATGGCGTTAGTAGATGGCTTAGCTGTTATTGGTTATGCTAAGATATTCATCTTTAGTGGTCGAGAAGATTCATGTCGCGCCGAAACAGAAGACTGGCTTGATAGACATGATATTGAGTATGACAAACTTGTTATGCGGAAGACTAAAGATGGTCGCCCTGATGACGAAATAAAATATGAAATGTTCATGGAACATATTGAAGGCAAATATAACTGTCTTGGTGTGTTAGATGATAGAGACAGAGTAAGCACAATGGCTCGTGACGTGTTAGGCTTAAATGTTGCTCAGTTTGGTGATGTAAAACATATATTTTAGGCTTGTTTTTTTGTAAACATAAGCGCATAATAGAGCTTATGGATAACCAAATACTTTATGTCATACTAAACAACGAACTTAGAATGAGTGCTGGTAAAGCTGCTGCTCAAGCAGTGCATGCTACCATGATGATTGAAGAGAAACATCGTGAAAGGTTTACTGAAAATTATCGACGTACTGTTGTTGTACTGGGAGCAAAGAGCCGTGAACAAATGGATGGTATTGTTGATTACTTGGTAGATGCTCGTATTGACTTTGAAACATATGTTGATGAAGGTGTTAATGAAGTAGATGCCTTTTCTTTTACAGCGATAGCAGTTGAACCTATTAGATCAGATGATGAAGAGAAACGTCAGATTTTTGCTGGTCTTTCTTTATATGGTCATACCGAAGATACCGACGAATATGATGGTAACTATACAGAGCCCATAGGAGTAGCTAATAACCGTGCTATAAATGCTGTACGTTCAGACATACAGGCTCTACGGGGATTGATATCACCAAGCCAGAAGTTGCCTCAACTCAAGTGGTACCAGCGAATCTTTAAACGAAAACAAAAAGGCTTCGTGTCGTGAAAATTCTTATTGGTTCCTCAGCGTTGCTTAAGTATATCCCTGCACTTGGTCGTGAACCTAAAGATGTAGATTATTTTGTGTCTACACCCTATCAAATTGAAGCTAAACGTGGTGAATATGTGAAACTTGTGGATATATTGTGATTAGTGCTATAATATTAATAGTAATAAAGACCTTAAGGTAGAAAGGTTTTATCATGAGTTTTAACGAGTACAATTCTTAAATCTAACAGCCCCTTACGGGGCTTTTTTAATATAATTCGGCTTTCACTTTAGTCTTACTAAAGTGTTAGGTATACTGTAAGAGTCTTACGTTAATATGCAGCAGTTTTTATGTACTCCTGTACGGTTTCGCCTGTAAATGGGCACCGTGCAAACAGTTAGGCGAAAGTCTGCTGCAATGGCGTAAGACACCGCACGGTGTCCTTTTTTATGCCCTCAAGGCAGCGTGTGTAAGTATTACCGAGGGTAGGAGAAATACCAAATGTCCGACCAACAGAAACAACGTAACTGGTTCGCACGTCATAAAGTACTAACTGTAATTCTAGCTCTCGTAGTGGTTTGTATTATTGGCGGTGCAGCTGGCGGTAGTAGCAAGACTGATACGAAGAAAGATACTGCCAACACCTCACCTGCTAAAGAGGAAGCCAAACCTACACCAGCGCCCGCACAGTGGGACATAGAGGCCGCCTACGCGAAGATCAACAACGGTATGACCAAAGCCCAAGTTGAAGAAGCTACCGGCCAGAAATCCAGCGGCTGTACTGAAAGCCAAATACAATATGTCGGTAAGACTGAGATTTGTAGCTACAGTGGCGGCAAGGGCATCATCACTGTCACACCAGACCGTAAAACTATAAACGAACTTTTGTTCGATATAAGAATTAAAAACCTTGAAAATATGCAATAACTGTAACTTAGAAAAAAGAAATAAAGATTTTAGCGTCAACAATGCCAGACCTGATAATTTGAGTAATCGATGTAAGGGTTGTGATTCTATAATAAGAAAAAAATATTATGCTGAAAACCCTGAATATTACAAACGACAGTGGAAACGAAATAAATACTCTTCTCCTGAACTAGCTGAAGATAGAAGATTACGAGCTGCTTATGGGATATCTAAGGTTGTTCGTGATTTTATGGAAGCAAAGGTTAATGGGAATTGTGAGATATGTGGTAAAGCAGTGAAGTTAGTTATTGACCACGATCATATTACAGGAGATGTTAGAGGTTTATTATGCTCGACTTGCAATCGTGGCATAGGACACTTTAATGATGATATAAATCTACTTGAAAAAGCAATAAATTACATATATAATAAGACAGAGATGAATAGGGTAGATTTTAAATAATGGATAAAGCATTAGCAATACAAAAACAGGTACAGAAAATCCTTGGCACTGAAGAGGTGTACTTAGTTGGTGGCTCGGTTCGTGACCTTGTGATGGGTAACACCCCTAAAGATTATGACTTTACAACACCAATGCTTCCTGACGATATTGAAGCTAGGGCTATTGCTGCTGGGCGACATGTTTATGCGATTGGTAAGAAGTTCGGAACTATTGGATTCAAGGTTCCTTACACAGAATACAATGATTATGGCGGTGAAGAAAATATTGGTGGCTGTCAGCCCAATGGCACTCAAGTGTAACATATGAATATGTAGAAGTAACCACATTTAGATCAGAAGTATATACTTCTAAGTCTCGCAAACCAGAAGTGCAATTTGTACCCTCTCTGGATGAAGACTTGGCTCGTCGTGACTTTACAATGAACGCTATGGTGCTAAAAGGCGATGGAAAAATCTATGATCCCTATGGTGGTCGTTTAGATATTCATGCTAAGCAAATTAAAACTGTTGGTATGCCTAAAGATAGAATCCAAGAAGACCCATTAAGGATGTTGCGGGCAGCTCGGTTTGCGGCGCGATATAACTTTACTATTGATCCAAACTTTATTGGTAAGGCTCGACAGTTGGCAGATCGTATTTATGATGTGTCTGTGGAACGGTGGGTGCAAGAACTCGATAAGCTTTTGACTTCTAAACACACTCTAGCTGGTATTCTTGCTTTAACCGATATGGATATTATGGCTAGGATTATGCCAGAATTTGTGGGTTTTGACCAGACTATATATGATGACCCCAATCAAGCATGGAAGAATATGCTTTTAAACTTTGATGACAATCCTAAGATTGCCCGTTATATAGCAAGTGGTATATGTGCTCGTTTAAAGTTCTCAAACGATAGAACTAAAGTTATACTTGCATAATATTAATATAACCTCTATACTAAGAATATGAATGAGTTAGAGTTACTATTAGTGAGACTAGAAGATATGTCAGAGTCAAGTGAGTATAAAGATGTTCGTGTTATGGCTAAGGTTCTTAAACGATTCTTTGAGTCTAAAGCAGGTAAAGAGATGGGGTTTAAAACTAAATGATAAAAGGTCATGAAAACATACCGGAACCTGCTGTGAAGTATAAGTTTAGTAAAAAGCTAAATTGTTGGGTTCGCACCTGGTTCACGATAGAGGAAGAGAAGAAGAATACTTTCTTCAAACAGCACAATGCTTTTAGCAAAGATAGAAACAGAGATTGGGATAAGTGGACAACAAGTCCAACAAAGGCATAATATGGGACCAGTAGAACAGAAAACACATGTTAGACAAGCACCAGACTGGATTGATGAGAAGACTGTTAAGAGTCTTCCAGAAGAAAAACAAGAATACTGGCGTCGTCGTATTCTAGGCAAAAATGGTCAGGAAAAATTCAATCCAAAGGGAAAAGTTATTAAGACACCCGAAGGTATGACCGTTGGCTTTGACAATGATGGCAATATGGTTGCCAAGAATCGTGCTTTACGTCGTAGGAAACTCCCTACAGAAAACAAATACACAAAATCAACTAAGAAGAATAGGAAACACAAATGAAAAGTATAGTTAGAACATTTTATAGTGAAGAACTTGCAAATCAAATACCTTACACAGGACTTGTATATGAGTTAGAAGATGGTACATATGTTGTCACAGCACAGGAAGGTTCTGTCAAACCTGCTATGGTGTGCACTTATCAAGAATTGCTTAAAGCACAACAGGGGAAGTAATGTCTAAAGAAAAGAAACAAGTGAATGTAGCAGAAAATGTTCTGGAGCTTGAACGACTGGTAAAGAAGGTCATTCGTAAGTCATTTAAGGATAATACTTTAGACTATACAGTCCAGATTAGTGTTAGCTCATTGGAGCCAGGCAAGGTCAAATATGGCTTTATGATTAATGGTTTGAAGAAGGAAATTCAGCCTATTGCTATGTCCTATTACTCTTATAAGGACTGTAAAGCTGTCATTGAAGGACTGCTTGATGAAGTAGACCAAGTAGAGCTAGAAAAGCTTTTTCACCAGGGACGTATTAATGTTTATAAAAACGCTATCTCTAGCCATGAAGATCGTCTAAAACAAATTGAAGCAAATCCAGAAGAAGCCGCTGAAGATGCAGCAATACCAATGGAAGAAGTATGAGCGAAGATTTGACCAGAGAACTAAAAAAAGTGTTGGAGGCCGTTTCTCTTGCTGCTGAATATCATATAAAGATAAATGAAGCTAACAGTAAACTTCATTGTTCTGATACTGTGCTTCACAGTCCTATGACTAACAAGCTTATATTAGCAAAACAATCGTTAGAAAGAATATTAGATGAATAAGATCTGGTCTGTACTTTTAGGATTTGCGGCTGTAGTCTGGTTCTTAAACATAGTATATGTGCTACAGGGTCATGAACTTATGGAGATAACAGTTATTACTGCTTGTATTATAACTGGCTCTACGTGTGTAAAGTGGGCGGTGGAAGCTTGGAATGAAGAATAATGATTTAATGGATGAAGATTATGGCAAAGAAATGGATTCAGGTTGTGGTAAACGCCATACTGTTAGGATTGCTTTTGGCGCTGTTGTTCTGATTGCATTGACAATTTTGGTAGATAGATGGATATTGCTTTAATTTTGTTCTGGGGTATTGCTGTTTGGAGACTCACACATATTCTTTGGAAGGAAAGTGGTCCTTTGCAAGTGTTTACTCGCATGAGAGCTTTCTTGGCTAAACATCAAAAGCGTTCTGGTGGTCTATTTGATATGGTAAGCTGTTTTAATTGTTTATCTGTGTGGATATCTATCACCCCAGCAATCATTTTGTCTAGTAGTTTAACCACATTTGTTGTATTTTTACTTGTTCTTTCGGCAGAAGCAATATTTATCAATCAATTAAATGAATCTGTATAATTAAAATAAACAATGCCTTTATATAGGCTCAAGAGGATAGAAAATGCAAGTCAATAATCCCAATAAGTTACCAACAGCTCCAATCTCAGAGTTTAAACCAAGTCAAGGAGAGCTTAAGTATCTCTCAAAAGAGAACTACAACAAATTAAAGAAAGCTATTGAGAAGCGTGGTTTTGATATACCAGTTTATGTGTGGGTAGATGAAGATGGCACTAAATGGCTCCTAGATGGTCACCAACGCCAACATGTCTTGACTAATGAGGGTTGGGAAGAGCCAGTTCCTTATCTAATTATCAAAGCAAAGAATATTAATGCTGCTATGTCGCGCTTACTGGAAATTACTTCTCAATATGGTACGATTACCCAAGAAGGCATTGACCACTTCATTGCACAGTACGAGCTACCAGAAGCAGAGGTGTTTGATCTTACTCATTTTGATGGTATCCACTTTTATGAAATAGGTCAAGAGGTACAGAAAGCTGACGATGGTGGCAAAAATCCAAGTGACCACATGAATGACCAAGAGTTACGTGATAGTATGTCTGTCTCTCTAACTTTTGACAAGGCTTCATTTGTAGAGTTCATGACTTATGCAAACTACTTTCGAGAACTTTATGGTGTTGACACCGTGACAGATGCAATCGTTACAGCTGTCAAGGAGAAGTATGAAGACGCTATACGTTGATCTTAGCCAAAGTCCTAAGAACACTAAGGAACTTTTATCCCAAAAAGCCCATGAAAACAATGACCCTATTATTGCTGAAGACACACTTATTGTTGATAAGAACACCGATGAAGTTCTTTTAATTTACAAAGATAGTGAAAAAGGTATTGATACCACAGGAATGATTGAGGCCTTGAGTAAAGTCAAGTTCTCTGTCAATAAGAGAACAAATGGTTTAGTTACTCAATCTGAGATTATTGGATATCGTCCACGTATGGTAGGTTTGGCTGGGAAGAAGACTTGTTCCAAGACAGCCTTTGGTAATAAGTACAAGACTATTGAGGATGAATTATTTAACATAGCCCACTTAGCTGAACAGTTGTATGGTCAGTTTGCACCAAAGAGATATAAGAACCATGCCACATTAGCTGAGAATGTTCGTGAAGAATATTTGATGCCAGAGACTCATTTTACATCTGGCATCATTAACAAGAATAATCCTTTGAAGTATCATCTGGACACTGGTAATTTCAAAGATGTATTTAGTATTATGCTTGGACTTAAAAAAGATATCAAAGGTGGATATTTACATATTCCAGAATTAAAAGTAAACTTAAAGATAAGCAATGGTTCGTTAAGCATGTTTGATGGGCAACGATTTGTTCATGGTGTAACTCCAATGATTGGCACAAGTGAAGCTTCCTATCGTTTTACAATCGTTTTTTATTCTTTAGTGCAGATGTGGAATTGTCTTGAGACTGCACTAGAGGTTGAGAATGCTAAGAAGGCTGAAGATCGTAAACTTGCCAAACTATTAAGAATGATAGATGAGGAAAGACAAAAGAATGCAGATAGCAATACCTAGTTACCGACGTAGCCACACAATCTTTAACAACACAATCTCCTCTCTTATACGTTCTGGTGTTGATCTTAAAAACGTGACAGTGTTTATTAGTGACCCAGCAGAACATGAAGCCTATGTGAAGGGTACAGATGGATTAGTTAAGGTTGTAGATTCAGTTCCTACGCTTAGCGGAAACCGGAACTTCATAATGCGTTACTTTCCCAAAGGAGAGCATATTGTCTTTGTCGATGATGATATTAAAGCCTTTGAAAAGCTAAGTCCTGATGATAAGAAGTTATTAGAAACAAACTTTAACACTTTTGCTAGAACTGGATTCGAGTGGTGTGAAAAAGAGGGAAAAACACTTTGGGGCATTTATGCAGCTCGTAACCCATTCTTTATGAAGCATCGAATTACCCAAGGTTTATCTTTACCGGTAGGCAGTTGTTATGGATTAATAAATACAGGAGACGATTACCATATCGTAAATAGTGATGAAAAAGAAGATTACCGCCGCGCATTTCAAACTTTTGATAATGAAGGTGGCTCAATACGTCTCGAATATATTACCGTAAACACTGCTTACTACAAAGAGGGTGGTGGTATGCAAGAAAAACGTACAGATAAGATTATTGAGCGTGCTGCCAAGCTTCTTGCAGAAGAGTATCCTAACTACTGCAAGGTATATCAGAGTAAGGGTAAGGGGACTTGGGAGCTTCGTCTTAATAATCATGTTCATAAGACCAAAGTGCTTCAAACCCTGTGATAAGTCCCACACGCCACACCAGAGCGAAGCTCATTGAGTATCCTCGCCGTTGGGTACTGGATGAGCTTCGCTCTGGTGTGGCGTGTG